CGGGAGCGCTCGTTCTTTGGAAGATTCTGTTAATCCTTGCCTTCCAGTGCCATCTACAGAGACCAGTTTTGCGGGTTGAACGCCCGTTACAACTATTTTCCAGTAAGATGCAGAAACAAACATGTAAGCTATGGGTGGGGAGTTCTGGTGCTGCCAGCCTCGATGACGATTCCCCTACAACCGTTCTCGCTTATAAGCCTTGTCCTAGTCGTGAGGAAGGGCGTTGCGGTTCGGTCGAAGGCATGTTCGACAGCCCCGTTGGTACCGGTGGGTCGCGTCCGGTCCCGTTTGGAGAGAGTGAAATGGTTAGCGATTGGTTCGCCCATGATCAACCACAAATTCAATCCGAAAGCCCCGCGAGAATGGGGAGGCAATGCCAAGGCCAAAAAGAGAACTCGTCTCTTTCCTTAACCGAGGTTCAAGTTGCGTCAGATGTTGACGCCCGACGGAGTGAGCCCGCCGTCTTTCCGGTCTACATGAGACATCCGATGTCAATTCAACGTGCCATCGTCGATCGTCGCAGCGCTCGTGGCGTTGCAAAATACCGGAGAGTTAGCTCACCCCTGCCAATTGACGTGTGGTCCGAGATAATCGCTTTTCTTGATTGCTCCGAATGGACCCGTATCGTCTTGACTGGGAACGTTTCAATGGACTGGTTAAATTTCTTTCCAATGTCACACAAGTGTCAAAAACACATTGTGCCATACCGTCCATTGTTACCCCAACTCTCATGGGATTGTTGTTGTGCGGTCCAAAGTTGCCATCGACATTGCAGGTTTGTCAGTGATGGCGACGCGACCGTTTTCGACCGCATCCCAAGCCGGGCCGAAGTTGCATCGGCGCTCCAAATGGGCGGGGTTGAACAGAACCCTGGTCCAGTTCCTGGAGTGATGTGGGTTGAGATTGAAATGGAGATCGTCGAGAGGGTTCCGACATCTGCCGAAATCAGCGTCGAGCTTGTATCCGCTGGAATTGAACCCAATCCTGGTCCGCCAAAGCCAAAGAAAGTTTGGAAAGTGAAAACCCCCGACCCAGCGCCTGAAGGCCACGGTCCGGACACTTTCGCAGACAAAGTGGCAAAAGGAGAGGCAAAAGTGTTTCGTTCGTTCACCAGTGGTGAGGAAGCTACGTTCCCTCCACTGACGCTGAGCCAATCGAAAGGATGCTGGTACGTGGTGGATTTCCATCAACGGTTGCGTCCGCTTGCTTACAGCCTCGCCTTTATGGGACGGCCGGACGGTCGCCTTGGAACGTTCACGGAAGATTCGGTTGCTGGTTTGATGATGGCGCATTCCAACATTGGATGCCAAGCTGCTCATCATATTCGTATTGTACATGATAGCCGTATCAAGAGCGTCAATTTCCCACCAATTCTCCTGCCTATCTGCGGTCGCGCTGATGCTGGCAGTTCATTTGTGATGGATGTTGCTCTGGATGACAACGGCGACTTCTTGTTTCGAATTGCGACTGAACATGCACGAATGGAAAAAATTCGCAAAGAAATGCCACATTTCTTTACTGATCAACCTGCTGGCATTGAACAACGTGTTCTCGAACAGACTGCTCGGCTCATTTCATATGAATGTCCAGCGTCGATGCCATATTTTTCCAATCGTTTTTCTTGTCTCCACCGCGACATTGGTGGTCCGGATGTTGATGAATCCATCCCCGGCCCCTCCAAATCCACAAAAACCCGTGGTCAGGAAGTTGTCTGCGAAGGTTGTGGCGAAAAAGGAAGTCGTCTTTGCGACGATTGTGTCCTTACAGCCGCCATCGCTCGCCTACGAATCCCGGATGGTTCGTTTACGGAATTGGCCTGTGAAAATTGCGGTGAAAAGGGAAGTCGTCTTTGTGATGACTGTGATCTTGCCGCCACCATCACTCGCCTGAGAATTTCGAACGACTCGTTTACGCCAACGTCTGGATGGGATGCCAATGACCTCGACGCAATTGATGTGTCGCACAAGCATGGACCCAGTGTACATGACGCGTGGAGACGAGAAACGTATCTGATCAGCCACGAGACCGACGTCCGCGACCACTTTTCACGTCAAGAAAATCAACATCGTTTGGAACTGCAAAGGTTTTTCAACTCCGCAACCGACGATGCTCGAATGTACGATTTGAGTGGTCTTCACGAGGTCGACGATGTTGCATCGGAACGACAACGCGCAAGGCAACGACGGATCCATCAACATAACCGACGCATGGCTCGGTTGGATCGTCGTGCCATTCGTGCAGAGGATGACAGCCTCGAAGGAATTGCATCGATGTTCCGATTGGCCAACCACCCTGTGGTTGCCACTCCGGGCGGTGGTGCACAACTGGCTCGTCGGCCTGCAGTTCGCAACCCAGCACTTGCTATTTGGAGGAATGTCGCTATTTTGGCGCCGGTCGCAGTCGCACACGTGGTGGTACCAAGACGTCTTTTTGAAGTCAGCACCCAACACCACTGTTCGATATTTGTGATGCGCTGGATGTTTGACGTTCTTGTGAACAGTCAACTCAATTGGGTTTGCCAACATCCTCTTGCATCGCGCGAACGGTTCGCGAGTGTCGTCGAGGGCTTCAACGCTTTCACCCGAATCTGTATGCATGAACGCGCCCGACGAAAGTTGGGTGGTGTCATTGCCACAACTCAGGAACATATGCGTTTACGCGTTAATGGTTCCTTGGTCGTGCAAAGGTTCGCGTTTAAATCGTTTGACCTCTCCACACGAGAATTGGAACACCTCTGTCAAATGTTTGGCTTCACTGTCAACATTCCACAGCCCAATGGTGTTTTCATCAACCTCGACGACTCGAATGCGCATTGTGGCATATACCAAGCACCTTATCAGGTTGTGTGGTATCATCGATTGAAGGGAGCCAAAGCTGTGGGTTTACCCATGCATCCCATCGAGATTGCCCAATCACTCGCGAATTCCTTCACTGTTTCCCCCTTTGCGCGAGCTACGCTCTTGATCGAACCACATTCTGCCCCAAATTCCATTACTGATGCAGTCGTCTCGTATGACTGCGGTCGACATCGCGAAATATTTGATGAATTCAATTCGCGATTCACCTTGAAAAGACTATGGAATGCAGAAAAAACAGTGGGTAACGAGCTACTCGCGGCCAAAACAATGCGGAAAGGTTTGATTGGAAACTTGAAATATGCTTTTGGAGGTCGACCCTTGGAAAAAGGGTTTTTGCAACCTCAACCAACATGTTCTTGTCTAATCGATCCCATTGCTTGGCGGGAGACTGGGCATGACACGACAGCGGTACAAAATATTCTGACTGTGCAATCTCCAGAACTGGAAGCACTCATGAACCGCGTCGTAATTTCGGCATCAGCAACTGAAGACCCTATCGCCCGAGAATCCGTGGTCATGTCATATTTACAGCGACTTGTTGAAAAACATCCATTCGATAACAATCGAGTGTTGAATGTCGCATTGGAACATGATCCCGGTGCACTCGTGCGTTTGTGTCACGACAACACTGCCCTCCAACTCATCACACGCACCATAGTTTATCGAGCTGAGACACTACGTCGAGAACCCACCATGTTTCGTGACATTGTCCTTGACGGACGGCCTTGTGCTGTTTGTCAACGTGATAATGCCGTGAACTTGAATGGCGTATTCTTGTGTCCTGCTCATCAATTTTGTGTTGTTTGTGGGTGTTTGCACGATGGGCCGTGTGCACCAACCAAAGTGCAGCAAAACCGAATTTGCGGTTGTGGAGGATACGATTGCAAAAAATGTCGGATTTTTGATGGTTGTTACAAATGTGGTGCCATGGTTTGCACCCGTTACCACGGTAAAAAGACGGAACGCTACTGTCCATGTTGTACACATGAGTCGATGCGAATGTCTAATGTCCTACAACCAATTGCACGTTCTGGTTATGGTGTTATCTTGCGTTGTGGCGTTTACCACACGAAACCTTTCTGTCTGCCTCGAGTGCCTGGGTTGAAACATGGATCGTTTGCCGATCCAGAGACCCAATTGAAGGCCTTATTCGATGGAAAGTGGATCGCGGTCAACGACACGCGTCAGATTGTCGGAGACGAACGTGTTTTCAAACAAGGAGCCATTTTATACGGAATTGGTTTATCTCATTCCGTTCCAGCGGTTCCAGTGTTGACGCAGAAAACACTTCTCCATTCAATGATCACCCGACAACTCAAGGATCAGGTCCAAGCAGAGTCTGGTTACTTCGCTCGACTTGAACACTTTGTGCGCACGAACATGGAAACCATTTTTGGCCCTGCCCGGAATATTGTGCCGACACCATTCAATGAGTGGGTTGCACGGTTTCCCCCTGGGCGTCAGAAACAGTTGCGTCGTGCGTTGGTGATGGTCCGGAACGGGAAGTTCAATCTACGCCGAGCCTGCCAACGGGTTATCTTCGGAAAGAATGAGAAGCTTGAGAAAGGAACGTATCGTTCCACTTCTGATGACTTCTCTTGCCGTGTGATTTCCTCACTCGCGGGCTACGAAGCCTCGGTCATTTTGGGCCCGTGGATGCATGCCTTCGGCATTGAGCTGAAGCATATTTTCGCACAAGGCACTTGTATGACCACGGCTTGCGGCATGGATGCAGCCCAGCTTGGCGAATGTTTCCAGGAAGCATCCCTCTTCGAAAACTTCATGGACGGCGACCATTCGAAGTTTGACTCCACCATACATCATCGATTGCTCGAGATCGAACATCTCGTGTACCAACATTTTGGATTACATCACCACAAGAATGCTTGGCGTGTTTTAAAACACCAGCTTACTTCGCGATTCCAAATCAAAATGATGATGAATGGAAAAATTCGCCCAATCGCAAAAGGAAAATATTACGGACGACGCAATTCTGGGGATTCAAATACGACTACTGGGAATACTATCATCAACGCTGTGTGCGTGATATACGCCGCATTCTGTGCGTCGCGGATCCCAGATTTCGTTTCCTTTTATCGTCCTTATAATTTCCGAGCATGGGTCGTGGGTGATGATTTGATGCTCGCCTGTAGTAACGTGTTCACCTTCGAATCCTTCATGGATGAACACAAGAAGAGCGGGCTAATACTCGAACACAACCTACGGAACCATCCAGCTGAGTTGACTTTTTGCGGAAGTCGTTCGGTACCGTGTTGGGACGGTAATCGGAAAACCCGGTTGGCAATCCCACAGTTTGAACGTTGGGGCACGAAAATTGGTTGGTCTCGTGACCCTCAACCAAGCCCCGACGCGTACGTCCAAGGATTGGCTCAGTGTTGGCAAGGCACACTCGCCGAAGTTCCATTGTTTGGTGACATTTTGCAAAAATACTATTCTATCACTGAATATGTGCAAACTAACCCACGGAGCTATCGAATCCAAGACGAAAATTTCAATCACAAAATGATTGATTTTGGTGTTCGGCGAGTTGAAACCGAAAAGGTCGTGGAAGACGTTGCGCGCGGAATACATGTAACACCTCAATTGGTGAACATATGGCGCGACATGATTGGCAGCATTCGAACTTTGCCCTGCATCGTGGCATTGCCCGGTGCTGAATTGCTTTTTGCTGCCTGAACTGATGACCATAGCTTGAGCTACTGGGCTTGCACTAGAACGTGGTGTGCAGGCGGCTACACGCCGAAAGACAACTCGACACTAGTTATCTTTTCGTAACTTCCAGAAAAATCCACTCTCTTCCATCCGCTCACTTTTTCCGCTTGACAACGCTTCATCAAAGGTGCTTTCACAACGTCTCAAATTAGTTCTAACCAACTTAACAGAGCAAAAAGAGCCCTGAATGCCCAAGCCCAAAAACCCAGCACCCAAGCCAGCCCCCAAGAAGGCGCCACGCAGGAAACAGTCACGACCAAAACGAAACAAGACTCCGCAAGCTCGGATTATTTCCGATCGCATGCATACCCAAATTTCGAGGTCAATGGCGACGCCGCTTCAGTCCATATCGAAAAAGTTATCGGATCCGATAACACTTGGACTTTCGTTGCCTCACCTGTTTCCAACTCCCCGCTTTTCCGACCAGTTTACTTCCGGAGCCACCGCCATCGCTAATCCGTTTGCCGTGGATTCCAAGAATTGGTCGCAACCCAACACGATTTACAACGCAATTCCGAAAGGATCGTTCTACGCAGCCACAAGCCGCTCGGTGTTGTCGAATTTGGTCGAATGGAAGAATCTTCCCTCGGATGATTCCATTTACGATTGCTATTTTCCTTACAACCCATTGGCTCAGCTCTCCGGCGGAAATTTTGACAAGTCAATGTTTATTACTTGTCCTGCCACGCTGGCTGATATGAATGAATCCATTGTTGCCATCAATCCGCATTACGCAGTGTCACGTCAATGGGCCCAACCGGGTTACAATTCCATTCACGGTTACACATATTACAATGTTGATGCCAACGCTCGGAAAGGTACTTGGCTCGAAGCTGGTGAAAACACTAACGTTGTATTCGGTACGTCCGTTGCAATGGCGCTCACCAGCATTACCGCTCGCGCGGTTTCAATTCGACCATACCTTTGGAACGGCGATACTTGGACACCTTTGAATGCTACCGCTGCGTTCGATCCAGGTACCTTGAATAGCACTATCGCTTACGTTCCAGTTACATCCGGGTATTATGCGTTTGACGCAGTCGTGCAAGTTACTTCTTCCGCGGTCATCAACTCATTGTTCTTTCGAATGACGATGGTGGTTAATCATCGCGGAAGTGGTTTCGGGTTTTCACCGATGCCCCACGTTGAAGAAATGGCTCTGAACATCGATGGTCTACGGGCTTCCGCCATATCCATCATGTTGTCGCCACATCCTTCTGTCCTTAATCTTGGAGGCGAAGTGGCCGGTGTGCAACTCCCCCCCAATGAACAGTGGAATAGCATCTTTGAAGGGACTGGAGTTTCACCCATTGACACCATTGCTAATTTGAATGGTTCTTACACCGGCAAATTGAAAGACGGCATCTATGGGTTTCTTAAACCCACATCCACTGATGACTTTCAAATGGTGGAACCGTTCATCTTGCTTGATGACGAAATCTCGGGATACCGCAATCCTTTGCAACCAGCCGGTGGATGGCTGGTCATTGCAGCGACTGTGCCTGCTACGTCTACCAACGTATACGCAGGAGCGCTGGCGTATCTCACGATTGCGCATGGTGTTGAATACCGAACTACTAACGTTTGGTTATCCGTGGCAAACTCCAATGCATCACCGCGTGTGTTTTCAGATGCGATATACACACTTCGCGATGTTGCTCAGTGGCATGAGAATCCATGGCATATCAAGGACATTTTTAAGTCCGTTATGTCAGCTGGGAAAACAGCTCTTAAAGTGGCGCCCACAATCGCTGAACTTGTTTCAGCTTTTATTCCAGGCATGGCTCCGAGTAAGGCGATCCTCGCATCGCTTTCCGCTCTCGGACACGCACTTTGATTGTTGTCGTTGTCGGTTGGTGTGCCTTATCAAAACACCCGGTTCGTCGTCCGAGATCAACGGTCATCCTTCAACTGTGAAGGCGGTGGTAACCGAGAGCATCCCGTATCGCGTACGTTAACGCGAGTCGCATCTCGTCTATGCGATGTCTGCAACTTGTATGCGGACTATAAACTCATATTTCAAGGCTCCGGATCGTTTCCGATCTCGTCTTGTGTTTTGAACGAATAATCAACTCACCGTCTCGGATGCAACAATGGTTCACCATAGGATGACAACTTGTGGTTTCTACGAATGTTGTTATCACCATACCTGTACCCCAGGTTAGC